TTCTTCAATCTTATGTTATTGTTCTTGGTATTGCATATAGATCTGTATCTATATCACTCCCTTCTGCTAAGTAACTACGAACTTGTGATTTGTCTTGTTCTGACCAATCATTTGTATCACCATTCCTCCAAGCCAATGCCATTCCTACTGAATTAATTGGATCTGTTTCACTCCAATTAGATAGAAAATTAGCTACACCCTCTATATGAATTTCACCTGTGGTAGGATTAGTCATCTTTAAGTAGTTAGCTTCACGTTCTTGTTCTATTGCATTAGGAGTTAAATCAGGTATTTTTACAGATAATAATTCATATTCATTATTATTTATCGTATTTTTATGTTTCACATAATAATCTAATTCTTTTATTATGTTTTCCATACCAAAATGATTAATAAGTTCTGTTCTATGTGTTACGTTAGTTAAATACCAAATATCATTTACTTTTAAATCAGAATAATCATTATTTTTCTGAGCTTTCTTTAATTTGTAAACAATTTTATTATTTGCAGCATTTGCTTTTCTTCTTCTTGATTTTGTATCTCGATCTTCTTTAAAACATTCTGCAGTAGCATTTTTGGAAGCAGCAGGAATAATTTTAGTAATTAGATTTCCATTCCAATCAAATTTCATATTTCTGAAAGGAACTATTTCTTTACCATTAAGATTTAAAAGATGTGCTTGTCTTAAATATCTTATTCCTATACCATCTCCATCAAGAGGTTTATATATTACTGATTTATCTTTTATTGAATCAATTTCCTTTGATGTTAACGCATAATTATCAGGATAAGGAATGTCTTTATCAACTATTTTCTTATTCACATATGATTTGTTATAAGCTGGGATTAATCCTAATCTTACAAATCCTCTAATCGAATCAGTATAGTTCCATTTATTTTCATTACTAGATACCCATTGAATAGAATCTTTGGATATTAACCAAGTAGCACTTCCAGGTTCTGATTTCCAAGCCCATTTATTAA